TCTATAAATCTTCCAATCCATACACAAGTATCAAAAACTTCTTTTCCAACTGGCATTCCATAACTTGCTATCATTTCAATAACCATTGTATAGTAATTAACACTATTAGATAACTGGTCATATATTATATTTAATAATCTTTCATTTTTTACTTTTCCAAACTCTTCTGGCTCATATGTTTCTTCATTGATAAAACAATATGCACTCTCTATATTGCCAGGATCTATCGCTAGTATTTTCATATTCTCATTTGCTCTCCTAAATCTATATTTTTCTCTTTTTGCACTAGATTACATTTTATTTGTCCTTTAAATCCGTTCAATTTCCAGCTTAGAACAACCATAACACCAATTGCTTTCTAGCGCTTCTTTACATATTCCATTTAATTGTGGATAATTGTATTTCATTGTTTACTCCTTGAAATTATACTGATTAAATTCTACTGATATTTTCTCCATAAATTTATCCCAATTTACAGACGTTTTTATGTATCTCCTTACTCTTTCTAGTGTTTCTTTTTCACCTTGCATCTTTCCTGCTTCATATACACAGATACAAAATATAATTATTAATATTACTTTAAACATTGTTTAGCCTCTTTCTTCCTTGCTCTGTTATTTGATACACTACTTCCTTGCAGTGTGTTTCTATGTCTAATTCTTTTCCAACTATACATACTTGTCTTTTCTCTAATAATGCTGTTAATCTTGGTCTTGCATGGTTGTAGTCTATCTCTTTTGTATATCCTCGGTATGCCATATATCTCGCTACTTGTTTGGCTGTTAGTTCTTTATATTCACTAAGTATTTTTAATACTTGTATTTCTCTTTTCGTTTTCTCTACTTTTTCGTTTGCTTCTCTTCTTGTTTCTTCACTAACTTGATTCATTTGTTTCACTCTCCTTAAAATTTCTAAAAACATTTTTATTTGTGTATAAATTTACAAAAGGATCATTTATGTAATGCCCATCTCTACTAATTGTCATTCTTGCTCTTACATCTGCTACTTTAGGCATATACACAACTTCTTTTATAGTTTTATTTATTGCCTTTTCAAATTCAGTTTTATCTTCATTTCTAAATTCTTCATACCATAACATCATTTCTTCTCTTGAAAAAATTTTATTATATGCTATTTGTACTCTAGCAATTTGATTTTTAAACTCTTCCTTGTTCATTTAAAAGTCCACCACCTTGCTTGTGTCTTGCTTTTGATTTTTAAACCCACTTTCCTCTGCTTGTATTTTTTCTATAGAATCTATCTTTCTTTTTACATAATCCTGCAGTATCGTATTCGCATAATTCCAGTTAGGACATTTAATTCCCGACGTTTTCGACAGCACATAATCTATAACTTCAAACGGCAACTCATCAAGATATTTTATACATTCACTAATAGCATTTATATTAAAAGAATTTAAACATTCAATAAATCGTTGTTGTAATTTTTCTTCTTTTTCTTTTTTTAATAATAAATCATTATCTATATCTTCTTCATTATCTTCTTCATCTTCTTTATCATCATCGGGTTTTTTGGCATCCATTTGGTTTTCATTAAAACCATTCGCTTTTAAATTATCCTTTTGTTTTTTTCTAGGTCTGCCACCTTTTTTTGCATTCTCTCTATTTTTTTCACATCTAGCTTCATATTTTTCTCTGTCTCTATCTAGTTGTGTTTTTATAAAAGAGAAAGCCATTTTTACTATTCCATTTAATTGTGGTATTTCTCTAGTTTTCTCATACTTGATTATTGCTCTCATAAGTTGACCTATTTGTTCATCTGTTAGCAAATTGAATTGTTCTTCATAATCTAAATATATTAAAAAACTGCTTTTATCCATTTGCTTTCTCCTTTCGTAAAATATTAGGGTAGATGTTAAGTCTACCCTAGTTGTCTAATATTCTTTATCTTTTTCATATTCAACACTAATTTTTGTTTTCCAATTACTGTCTAAATTATCTAAATTATTGCTTATAAAGGCATCTACAAATTTGTCCAATGTTGCTCTTTTATTTAACTCTCTTCTGATAATCTCTTGCATTTTAGTTCTTTTTTCTTCCACCAACTTTTTCATTTCTTCTTTAACTATTTCTCTAATTATGTTGTTTACATACACTTCCAGAAGAGTGTATCTGTTGTCACTACTATAACTACTTATTCTTCCTTCTTTATCTACTTTTGTTTCTAATACAGCTTTTACTAGACCATTAACAATTTTATCTTTGTCTAGAGTCTCAGCAATTCCTGTCATTACAATACTTTTTACAGCTTCATTTAAATAGTTATTGTCTACATTTAAATCAATTCCTACTATATTTCCCATTTTTATTTCCTCCTAATTTAATATTCTAATCCTATTACTGAACCTATTGATATGCCTAACCATGCAATAAGTCCTCCTACTTCGCAAAATATTATTCTTGCTATTCCTAAAGCTATTCCTAATCCATTTATTGGATTTATTGAATTAATTATTTGTACTATTCCTCCTACAAACATTAACCATACTCCTACATATATTCCTAGTGCAATTCCTACAATTGCTATTAAAATCCCTATAACTTTTTTCATTTTTTCCTCCTAATATTTTTTATAAATAACTTTGTCCAAATATTTGTATAAAGTTTTCTGTTTTATAGTGTTTTTTGAACTCTTTTTGTGCAACTTTATGCAGTTTATCTTGCAAAGTTTTATCATTTGTCACTAAATTATGACATTTTCTACAAATTGGTATTACTAATCCATATTTCATACTAACTTGTCTATTTTTTCCTTCTAGTAATTCGTGTAAATCATCTTTTGGAATATTTTTCATCCCTTTTTTAGTGCATATATAACAATGTTCTAAATCTTTTGTTATTATGCTAAATCTATTTCTTTCTAATTTTGCTAATTTACTACTTTTTTGTTTTATTCGACTACTTTCAGCTTTCCTTTTGTCTTTTCGACCACTCTCTTTTGGCACTGGGTGAAAACTCTGACTTAAATCAGTTACTATCATTTCTTGTCCCACTCTTTTAACAAACTTTCTATCTCTTTATCACTTTTGGTTTCTATATTCAAACTTTTTGCTAGTTCAACTAATAAATTTATTAATAAACTCATTTCTTTGCTATCATAAGTTGAACTACCATAATAACAATGTACTTTTACACATTTATCTTTTCTACTTACTTCTTGAACTAAAAATCCAAGCCCCTGTCTTTGCCATATTCTTTTAAAATTTTCAAATGCTTTTTCTTCAATTATCATTGGTTCAAATGTTCCAATTTGCAATATTCCATCTTGATATATCTTTTCTTTCGTTATAATTGTTCCATCTTTACTTAATTCTTTTGCTATCTCATCACATAACACCCAGCAATATGCATTACTATCTAAACTTCTTTTTTGCTTATATTCTTTTAATTCGAATTGCTTATCTTTTGCTTGTTCTAGCAAATAAGTTATTATTTTATTACTTGTTCCTACCATATTTTTACCTTTCTACATGTTGATGCATAAATACATATTTTGAATTTTCTCCCATGTTATTTAATAAAAATTCACTTGCTTGTTGCTTACTTAAATGACTATCTTTTGCTCTAAATTCATAAACATATTTACAGTCTTGTTGTTTTTCTTTTATTCTTTCTTCTATTTCATCTTCATCATAATTCCCTTCAACAAGATACAAATCATAATTTTTAGCACTTATTCCTTCAACCGTTTTAGTATCTGTCATATAGATTACTTTATAATCGTCAAATAGTATTCTATAACCACATTGAGGCACATCATGGTATAATTTAACTGCTACAATTTTAAAAAGTTTATAATCGTATTTCGTGCCAATTTGAAGCACATCAATATTCTTTCTTTCAACTCCACATTCTAAAAGTGGTTTTAATAGCCATTCACAACAAGCAAATCTTAATGTCGGTCTTTCTTGTGCTAATTTTCTAATTGTTTCTTTTTTAAAGTGATCTGAATGTATATGTGTAAGAAGTACTATTTTTAATTTTTTATAATACTTTTTTAAACATTTAAAAGAAATTCCACAATCTATTAAAATTATGTCTCTTATTATTGTTGCATTTCCTGAACTACAACTAGATATAATTTTATAATTCATTCATTGATACCTCTTTTGTTTCTTCTGTTTGGTCTATAACATCTGCTTGTACTTCAATTGGTTCTTGTTGAGGAATTTCTTGTTGCATTTCTTCTGCTTCATACATTCCTGCTAAATCTTCAACAAATGTTTCTCTTAATGCTCTTACTTTCGCAACTTTCTCAACCATTGTTGCCCCTTTATTTCCCCAATTTGAATTTAATTGGCCTTGTCCTGTTTTTTGTGCTACCTCATTAAAACTTACACTTGAATAAATAGGATGTGTCCAATCTTTTCTAAACACTCTAGCCCAACCACCTACAAGTTGTTCATTTCCTAGTTTAAATGTTCCTTGTCTTTCTTCTATTGTTCCATCATCTTTTTGAACTATGATTCCACACTCCATTCCATCATAATTAGGATTTAATACAGCTCTTTTTAGTATTGCATCTTTTCCAACAACTAATTGGGCTGGTGTTCCTGCTTTATACTTAATTAAATATGCTTCTCTCAAAAAAGGATTTAATTTTCTAACTTTGCAAAGTTCTGTAAATAGCTTAAATTCTTGATTTGTAATAGGAACATCACTTCCAACTATATACTCTTGCACTATTTTTTTACTTAATTTTATTTCTTGTCCTTCCACTTCAAATTTAACTACTAAATCTTGTGTTTTATCTTGATTTTCATTACTCATAATCATATCCTCCATTTTCTAAAAATTGTTTTAATTCTCTTAATTTTGTTCTTGTTCCTCTTACTGCAAATCTTAATGTTAAAATTTCTTCTTGTTTTTCTTCTATGACTGGTACTTGTAAAATTGTTTCTTCAGTCTTAGGAATAAAATTCTCTAATGCTTGTCTAGTTGCTTCTGTTTGAGCTCTTATACTTTCATCTGCTCTTCTTTGAGCTTCTTCTAATTGTTTTCTTTTTAATTCTTCTTTTCTCTTTTTTTCTTCTTCAATAGCCTTAAACCTATTTGTTACACTTGTTATTGCTTGTGATACATTTAATGATTGTTTATATTCAACTAATATTTCTGTTTTGTGTTCTTGTGTATCAATTAGTTTTAAATCATCTACTATTTTGTCTATAAATTGTTTTGCTTGTTCTTTTAAACTCTTTCTACTTGCTGATAATGTTATATTTATTCTTGCTTGTGAATATATAACAAAATCAATATTATTAGCCTTTTTATATTCTTCAAAATAATCTTTTATTTCTTGTTCTTTTATGTTCTTTAATTCATTTTCTGTTGAATCTATCTTTTCTTTTAAATCATTGTCAGCACTTTTATATTTATCTGATATATACATCTTGTAAATTTCTTCAAATTGCATATATGGTGCTAATATTTGCTCTTTTACTATCTTTCTTTGGTTTTCTACTTCTTTAAATTCTTTATTTAAACTTGCTCTTATTTGTTTTATTGTTGTTACATTCTCTTCTGTGCAAACCAAACTTTTGGCATTTTCAACTTTTTGTTCTACCTCTAATGAAAGTTCTTTTAGATGTTCCTCAATTTGAGGTAATTGCTTTACTACTATTAAATCTTGCATTTTTCCCTCCTATAATCTACTTCTTTCAAATTCAATATTCATTTCTCTATCTTCTGCTTCTTGCTGTTCTTCTAATTGCTCTGAAACCTCATCAAGCTTTGCTTGTACTTCTTCTTTTATTCCATTCAATTGTTCTATATAAGTAACATCTTCTATTTTATTTACTAGATCTTCTATTCCAGCAACTAATTCTGATAATTCTTCATATTTATCATTTAAATCCATAATTCTTCTCCTTTGACAATTCTCTTTAAATGTGTTATTATATTTAAAGAGAATGTTTATATAAATGTTTTTGTTGAGTTATTTTTGTGGAGTGGTATTTGTAAAAATAACTCTTTTTATTTTGTCTACTGTTTCATAGTACATTTCATGTGTTCTATCTGCTCGTTTCAATATTGTTTCGATTTCATTTAACTTTCTAAAATATGTTACTGCTCTTGTTTCTGCATTTTCACATTCTTTTCTTAATTGCTTTTTTGTTTCAAACATAATTAACCCTCCTTTTCTATTTCTTCTAATCTTTCTAATGCTTTTTTTAAATTTTCTTCTGTCATTCTAGTACATACATCAATTATATATATAGATTTTTCATTTGCTCTAAAACCATCTTTACAATAATCTATTGAAAATGTATTTGTATGTCCTGAAAAGTTAAAGAAAAAATCATGTTTTGTATTCTTATTTAATTGATATATTTTAACTATTACTTTTTGTAATAACTCTTCCATCTTTCTCATCTCCTTTCTATAAAACTATTGTTTCTACTAAAAGTCCTACTAAAACCGGTAATCCTACCCACATAAATACAAATGCCATTCCTGCTGCAAATGTTGCTATCTTTTGTTTCATCATTCTCATCTCCTTTCTAATTAAATATATTTGTTCCAGCTGTCTGTAAAATTTCTTTAAACTTGTCATTTTCTATACAATATCCTCCAAAATTTGTTCCGTATTTTTTGCAAAACTGTGTTGCTGTATTTAGATTAACTCTATATTTTTCTGCAATTTCTTTCGCATAAATCAACTTCGGTAACTTTTCATCTTTTTTTATATCTTCTAAATTTTGATTTATATTTTTTAAAATTTCTAATACTTGGTCTGGCATTTTCTCATCTCCTCTCATTGTAAAATTTTGGTATTTGTTGTATAATTACCTCGAAAGCGAGGTGATTATAATGTATAAATATGTATTTAAAGGTCCTGGTTCAATCAATATCAAAACTCCTCATGTTGAGAAATTTAGTGATATAAAAATTGATTTAAAACAATTTCCAGACCATGTAGAAAATCATTCAGAATATCCAAATGGTTTAATATTAGATATAACGGAATATGCTGATCGTATTGAGTACTTATCTAATAAAAAACTTATTGTATTAGAAGATTTTTCTATTGCATTTGAAGATTAATCGTATCTTTATTTTGAAGAATAGTTGAGCTTGTTTGATTGCCGTCAGCCAATTCATCTATTCTTTTCATTTTTTTATGTTCTTCTGTTTCCTCAACAATATAAATTGTTTTTTCAGACTTTATTTCTTCCATCTCTTCACTTCCTTTCTTTTTGTACCTTGTCGCAATTTCGTTTTTTGTAACTTACAAAGTTACTTATAATGTAAAAAAAATATTATCAATTTCTTTTGGACTTAAATTATATCTTTCTTTTATATCAGCGATTTCATTTCTTGTAAATTCTGCTTTTCCATTTATTTTGGCTGATAATGTTGTCTCGGACATATTTAATGCTTTTGATAATGTTATTCCTGTATCATTATTTGCAATCATTTTTATTCTTAATGCTGTTTTATTCATAATTACACCTCTTTTCTTTTTTGTAACTTTTTAAGTTACTCGTATATTATCATTAATTAAATAACTTGTCAAGTTATTTTTTAAAATTTTTTTGATTTTTTTTAAATTATTTTAAATATTTTTTGTAAATATATTGATTTAAGTAACTTTATATGTTATTATAGCATTATAATATTATATTACAGAGGTTTTTATTATGAATATGGGAGAAAGATTAAAAGAATTAAGATTAAAAAAAGGAGCTACTCAGGAAGAGGTTGGAAAAGTCATAAATGTTACCAAGCCTACTATTATGAAATATGAAAAAGGATTAGTTGAAAATTTAAAAAGAAGTTCGATAGAAAAACTGGCTAAATATTTTAACGTTGCTCCATCATATTTAATGTGTTTAGATGAAAATAAAACAGATTATTTAGGTAATCCTGTAACATCTATTCCTATTTTAGGTATGGTTAAAGCAGGCTATGATTATCTGGCACAAGAAAACTGGGTTGGAACTATTGATGTAGAAACTTCTTTAGTTGGAAATGGTAATGATTATTTTGCATTAAAAATTATTGGTGACAGTATGTCCCCTGTTCTTATTCAAGATGATATCGTAGTTATAAAGAAACAAAATGATTTTGAAAATGGAGATATAGTTGTTGCTATTGTTAATGGTAATGAAGCTACTATAAAAAAAGGTAAAAAAACTGATTCAAGCATTACATTACAACCATTAAATCCTAGTTATGATCCTTTAGTTTTCACTTATGATGAAGTAAAATCTATACCTGTTACTATAGTTGGTATAGTAAAACAATTAAAAAGAGAATTTTAGGAGGAATCGTTGTGGAAAATGAATTAATTATAAAAACTGAAAAAAGCTTTGAAGATATAAAACATACAGATGAGAATGGAAATGAATTTTGGTATGCAAGAGAATTAATGGTATCGTTAGGATATAAGGATTGGAGAAACTTTTCAAATGTAATTAACAAAGCCAAAGATGCGTGTACAAACAGCAATATGAATATCTTTGAACACTTCGTTGATGTCAACAGGGTGTTAAAAGTAGGGAATAATGCAGATATGTCAATAGAAGATATTTCTTTAACACGTTATGCATGTTATTTAATTGCTCAAAATGGTAGCCCAAGAAAAAAAGCTGTTGCTCTTGCTCAAACTTATTTTGCAGTAAAAACTAGACAACGAGAATTAACAGAAGAAGAATACAAGTCTCTTTCTGAGGATGAAAGAAGATTATATAACCGAACAATAGTAAAAAATAGAAATAAATACTTATTTGACACAGCCAAGGCATCTGGAGTTAAAGATTATGCAAAATTTAATAATGCTGGTTATAAAGGATTATATAATGGTGAAACTGCTGAAGATATTGCAAAAAGAAAAGGATTAAAAGATGGACAACCAATCCTTGATTATATGGGAAGTGCCGAACTTGGTGCAAACATATTCCGAATAACTCAAACTGATGCATTATTAAAAGATAAAAATGTAAATACTGAAGCTGAAGCTTGCAATACTCATAATAAAGTTGGTAAAGCTGTAAGAGAAACTATAGAAAAATTAGGTGGCACAATGCCTGAAAAATTACCTACCCCAGAAAAGAGTGTTAAAGAATTAGAAAGAGAAAAGAAAAAACAATTGAAATTAAATAGCAAAAATCGAAACAAATTAAATAAATAAAAAAAGAGAAATATGTTACTAGTTTGCGACAAGGTACATATTTCTCACAACATAAAAATTCCTTGAAACAAGGTCTCTTTATGCTATTTATTATAGTATAAAAAAAGCCTTTTTTCAAGAGATTTAATAAAATTTTAGAAAGAAGGTATTTTTATTATGGAAAGAAAAAATAAAAAAGTAAAAAGCAAAGGTAATGGTGAAGGTACTATCTACTTCTCAGAAACCTTACAAAAATGGGTTGCTCAATATACGGATCTAGATGGAAAAAGAAAAACTATTACACAGAGAAAAAATGAAAAAGTAAGTGATTTTAAAAAAAGATTTGCAAATATAATGAATGAAATAAATAATGGTACTTATATTTCTAGCAACAATATTAGTTTATATGAAATTTTAGATAACTATATAGAAAACAATTATAAAACTGGTATCATTGTAGGTAGAACATTTCTAAGAAATAAAGAGACATTAAAATTATTAAAAAAATGTTGTTCTGATTTTATAAACAAGCCAATTCAAAAAGTAATTCTAAACGACATAAAAACTGCTCTTCCAAATTTTATTGAGAATGAAACAACTACTAAAAAAAAGAATGAAAAAGTCTTAAAAATCTATTCTCAAAACACAATAGACAAATTATACACAATGTTAAAAAGAGGCTTTAAAATTGCATTTTCAGAAAGAATAATACTATTTAATTTAATGGATAATGAAACCTTAAAAAAACCAAAAGCAAAAAAAGAATTATCAAAAGTCGAAGCATTATCTATTGAAGAACAAAAGAAGTTAGTTGCAATTCTAGAAAACTCTACATATAAATATAGAGACATTATTTTATTAGCAATTTTTACTGGCATGAGGATTGGAGAAATTTTAGCAATTACAAATAATAACATAAATTTAAAAGATAACACAATAAAAGTAGAAAAAACTTTGACAAGAGACAAAAACGATAAAGTAATTCTTGGAAATACCACAAAAACTAAAAAAGGCAAAAGAACTATATATTTAAGTAATAATGCAATATCTGTATTAAAAAGAATTACACTTTCTAATAATGTTACTAATATATATAATCTAATTTTTTATGACTATGAAAAAAATACTTTTATTACTCCAACTGAAATTAATTGCTTTCTAAAAAGATTAAATGAAAAATATAAATTTTGTGATCATATACATACTCACATGTTAAGACATACTTTTGCAACAAGATGTATTGAGTCTGGAATGTCTGCAAATGTTTTAAAAGAAATTTTAGGGCATGAAAAAATTCAAACAACATTAGATACATATACAAGTGTTTTTGAAAAGTTCAATAAAGATGAAAACGACAAATATGATAATTACATGAAAAAAATTGGAATGTAA